CCATAGCGGGCCGCCGCGCTGCGCGAGCCTAGCCCCGAATATGTGCGGGCCATCCACCGCTGGTACCAGCACAAGCTGTGGGCTTTCAACGCCACAGGCACGGCTAAGGCCAGCCGCGTGCTGGACGTGTTCGGCTACGCGGCGGCCCGCTATGGCGTGCGCTGGTTCGTGGTGGACAACTTGGCCAAGTGCGGTTTTGACGAGGACGACTACAACGGGCAGAAAGGGTTTGTTGACAAGCTCGGTGACTTTGCCCGCGACACACAAAGCCACGTCATCCTCGTTCATCACACGCGCAAGGGCGCGACCGACAACCCCATCCCGACGAACGGCGACCTGAAGGGGTCCGGCGGCCTAGGCGACATGGCCGACAACGTGCTGTTGATGTGGCGCGATCGCCGCAAGGAGGAAGCCCGGCGCTTGGCCGAGCAGTCAGGCGCGCTCTTCGACGAGGGCAACGACCCGGACGCGCTGCTGATCGTTGACAAGGCCCGCAACGGCGACGCGACGCCTACGTTCGCGCTTTGGTTCGCGCAGCAGTGCTACCAGTACGTCGAGGGGCCGCGCCGCACGCCACGGCAGTTCGTGAGCTGGTCGGCGGTTGGCGAGGATGTGGCCTGAAAATATATTTTCGCCAAGGCGCGCGTAGGATTGTATTTTGTGTATAGTGGCGTTGACGGACAAAGCATTGAGCAAGATCGCAACTTGGAGGGCCACATGAAAGGAGCAAGAGAGTACGCAACGATGTTCAGCAGCGGCCAGCACGGCAGACTGTACTTGGTGAGCGGCGAGCATGCACGCGGAAAGACATTTCACATCTTGGTGATGCCAGCCGCTGATCCAGTGGCCGGAAGTCCATGGGCTGTGAAGGATGCGGTGGAGGTGTACGGCATTATTGGCGGCCAGCCAGGATGGACTGAAACCTACGGATGGCTGCATAGGGGCAAGTGGGAGCAGGACTTTTACGCGTTGGTCGAGGCGCGCCGGGCCGAGATCGCCGCCGGCATTGCGCTGCGCGAGCGAGAGAAGGCGGAGGAAGAGGACGCGTATATTCAGCGCAAATCCTCATTGCTGGCGGCGTACTGAGAACTCCTGACACTGGAGGCATACAGTTGTGAACGGCGCCGAAAAACTCTGCCTCGCCCTGTACGGACGCGCCCCAAGGCTCGACGACACAATCGGCGGGCTGGATGCGAAGATGCTGCATGACGCCGCGGCCGCGCTCGCGGAGATTGCCGAATGCAAGGCGCTGCTGAACGACATCCTGCCGGACATGATGGCCCGTGTCGAAGGCTTGGTGTTGAGAGCCAAGCGCCGGAACGAAGATCATGTGCGCAGGATCAAGGAGCTGCTGCGATGAACGACCAGACTGACGGCGGAGACGCGGCGAGTGCAGGCATTACCGCCTCGGTGATTGGTGAGGTGTTGAGCGCGCCTAGCAAGACCGCGTGGGCGTGCAACGATGGCATTACTTACTGGCGCTGAACGGCCTGGATACGGGCGGAGTGCCACCGTGCATTATGGAGGCGGCGTGATGGATGGCGACCAAACTATGACTGCACAAAAAGCGTCAGAGGCAGTGGGCTGCCCGGCGTGCAGAGGCCGCAACTGCGGATGCACAGACGGGCGCAGCCATTCGCCGGAGTGCCGTGCAGACCACGATGCTGCTGCGGCGATGCCTTACGATGAACAGAACCTACACCACCCGGACAGCGGGACGGGCTGGAAGTGCTACGTGTGCAACTACGGCGGAACTGCGAATAACTACAACATATTCTGCGCCAACTGCCACAGCAAGAGGTGAGCGCATGACCGTCGAACAAGCCATAACCATCCTGCGCACGCACAACCTGTGGCGGCGCGGCGCGGACATGCCGCTTGGCGACCCCGCTGAAATAGGCCGCGCCATCGACGTGTTGGTTGATTTGGCGGAACGGCTGATTGAGGCAGCAAAAGGAGAGCAGAAATGCCGATGAACATGCCGCACTGCCGGTTCGAGAACACGCTTGCGGCGCTGCGCGAATGCTATGACGCGCTTGCCGAGATTGATGGCCTGGACGACTTGCAGGCCAGTGAGGCGAGCGCCGCCAGAAATCTGATCGAGCTCTGCGCTGAAATCGCATGCGATTGGAGCGGGGATGATCGGCCTCCAGGCCGGGAGCATGAAATCGAGGCCACGAAAGGAAAGTCATTCTGCGAAGCGCGGAAAACAGACGTCCAGAGCATGATCGAGAATGTCTTGCCGGCCATCTCCTATAGATGCACGGCGGAGGCTCCAGGGCAGGCGGCAGAATGCAGATTCTCAAACGGGCTAGATGCCGATGGATGGTGCCTGTTTAACACCGACAAGGCCGGAAATTTTGGCGATCTTTGCCACAGCAAAGAGGCTTGCGCAGAGGCGCTGCATGTACTTGATCGTTGACGCCATCCGCCTGGGCGATTTGCGGAATCAGGACACCGTGGCACATACGCCGGCAGAGGCCAAGGCGCTGGCCGAGCAGATGGCCCGGCAGTACGGAACAACCGTCACCGTTTTGTCACCGGTTGGCTTGGTAGAGGGCGCCGTCGAGCCGCGATGGGATAAGGCGATTCCGGGGGCGGACGTGGAGCTGTTTGGATGGCTTGGCGGAGGTGCGCCGTGACTAACTGGCACAGCCGCTTCCTGTCCCTTGCCGCAACCATCGCCCAGTGGAGCAAAGACCCGAGCACGAAAGTTGGCGCTGTAGCTGTAGGCGCCGCCCGCCAGTTGCTTGAGTCTGGGTACAACGGGCCACCGCGGGGCGTGCGTGACCTTCCCGAACGCATGGAACGCCCAGCCAAGTACCTGTGGACAGCCCACGCCGAAGAAAACCTCGTGGCCCACGCCGCGCGGAAGCAGCTCGAAGGGTCCACCGTCTACGTCACACACTTGTGCTGTAGCGCCTGTGCCCGGATGCTCATCAATGCGGGCGTCGCCAAGGTGGTTGTCGGTTGCGACGGCCAGACATCCATGCCGAAGGAGCAGTTCGACGCGGCTTCCGTCATGTTCGAGGAGGCAGGTGTGGAAGTTGTCACAAAGAAGACAGAACAATGAACGCTCTAAAGGCCGCCGAGAAAGCACGCGCGAAGGGTGGACTGGCGCTGTTCCTGTGCCCAAACAGGATAGGCGAGCTGAAGCTCACGCCAACCACCTGCGCGAAGAACCACAAGGACGCCAAAGTCGCCGTAGAGGACGACCTCGTTCGCCTGTGGGAATGCCGCGGCTGCGAAGTCGGAGCTGCTAACCTTGCAGCAATTAGCATTTTGCCAGCAGGTAGGCGTGACCGATCGCTTTCGTATATGCGAGGCGGTTCAAGCTCGCAGCAGGGATTGCCGAAGAGCCAGCAGGCCGCGCTTGAGTTCCTGCGCGTCCGAGGCCGGGCGACGGCGCCGGACGCCGCCAAGCACTTCGGTCTGCACCGCGACACGATGGCCGATCGGTTTCTGTCGCTTGAGCGCGCCGGCATGGTCAGGCGGGTGGCGAGCGCCACGAAAACTCTGGTTTGGGAGGTTGTGTGAGCGATGCGCGTGTTGCAGCATTGTTTGTGCAGGTTGATGGCGCCTACTGGAATCGCCCTGACATTGACCCATGGCCAGAGGGCAGGGATGCGCGTCTATATGCAGGTCCATGGCCAGTTGTCGCGCATCCTCCATGCCAGCGGTGGGGAGCAATGGCGGCCGTGAATTACGCGCGCTGGGGCGGCGAGCACAACAGGCCGGGTAACGACGAAGGCTGTTTCGCGTCCGCTCTGGGTAGCGTGCGCAGGTTTGGAGGCGTGCTTGAGCACCCGGCAAAGAGCCGCGCTTGGGGTGCGCACAACCTTGCGAAGCCGTCCGGATCGGGATGGCTGCAAACAGGGGATGGCGGCTTTGTCTGCGAGGTATGGCAAAGCGCGTATGGCCATCGCGCGAACAAGGCGACGTGGCTGTACTACGTCGGAGTGCGCGCGCCGTTCGGCCTGCGATGGGATAGGCCAAAAGGAGATTGCCAGATAGGCTTCCACGACCAGCGCGGGAAGGCTGCAAACAAGCCGACGCTTGGTAAGCGAGAGGCTAACGCCACGCCAGTAGAGTTTCGGGACGAACTGATCCGCTTGGCGTTGTTGAGTAGGGTCGCGCAATCTCCGCGCTCGGAGGCCGTGTGACCATCTACCCAATAACGCCGGTCCCTAAGCCGCGCATGACGCAGCGCGACCGCTGGTCTAAGCGGCCATCCGTTCTGCGGTATTGGGCGTTCAGGGACGAAGTGCGGAAGCAAAATGTGGCGCTGCCGATTCCTTATCACGTTACTTTTGTGCTTCCGATGCCGCAGTCGTGGCCGAAGAAGAAACGCGAGGCGATGAACGGTGCGCCACACCGAACAACGCCGGACAGGGATAACCTTGAAAAAGGATTGCTCGATGCGGTTTTCAAGAACGATGCAGTAGTTCATGATGGACGCGTTACGAAGATTTGGGGCTACACAGGACAAATTCGCGTGGAGTCGCTGGCATGAACGGCAGACGCCTACTACGATGCTGGTGGTTTGGTTGTGAGGGCCATCCCCAAGACCCGGCGCCACCGGAGTATCTGCATTGCGCGCACTGCGATCAGGTCGTGGACTACAGCGACATGGTTGGCGATACCCGACACAACCGCGCCAAGGCGTTTGCGGCGCACTGGCTGTGGCGCAAGTGGTGGCCGAAGAAATGCCCGTGCTGCGGCGGCCGGTGGAGCCACGACGAAACACAAGACCATTTGCCGTTCTGAGGGGCTCCGTAATGCCTTCAAGATCAATCCCAGCCACCAACCGCGACGACGCAAAGCGCTTGCGCACGCTTGAGGATATGTTGTTTGTGCGCGGGGCGATGGAGGAAGCACCGTGCTTTTGCTGCGGATACAACGGGCCAGGATATTACAATCAGGACTTGCACCCGTGCGCGAAACGGCACCATCTCTTGAGGCGTGTAACAGCATGCGCCGCCTGATTCTGCGGAACGCCGCTATCCGAGACCGGGCCACAGAAATGGTGGCCGGGCTGCCGGTGGGCGATGAAAAGCCGCTCGAAGTGTTGGTGCGGGTGTACGAGGAACCGCGCAACCTTGAGCAGAATGCCCGTCTTTGGGCGATGCTGGGCGATCTGGCTGAACAGGTTGACTGGCCCGTAGATGGGCGGATGGCGAAGCTAACGAAGGAAGACTGGAAGGACATCATGACCGCCGGCCTTGAGCGCGACCAGCGGGTGACGCAGGGGATCGAGGGCGGCTTTGTCATCCTTGGCCGCCACACGTCGCGCATGAGCAAGCGCACGATGGCAGCGCTGATCGAACTGGTCGAGCATTTCGGCGATTCTCGCGCAGTCGCTTGGAGCGATCCGAAGATTTATCGGGGGGAAGTGGCTTGACCGACCTCGCCAACCTGCGCCGCCGCGTGAACCGTGCCCGGAACTTCCCTGAAAACACTTGTGCCGCCTCGCGGGCGCTGGTGACATGGGCAGATGACATCCTGAAGGCCGGTAGTTTCTCTCCGGTGGAAGGCGACTCAGAGCACGTTGCCGAGTGCATGTTGGCGGTGGTTGAGGCGCTGTGGAGGGAGCGCACGAAGAGCGAGTTTTACCGGAGGCGCTGCGACCTGCTGCAACAAGTGCAGAGTCGCATGCGAGACCCGGAGAGGATGCTTGTTTGCGACGTGCTGGCGAACGGCAGCTTGTTGCCAGACCTGAGCGGCGCGCGGTATGGACTCACCGAAGAAGGGGCATAGATAATGAGCTACTGCCGTTTCAGCACCAATGACCACCAGTGCGACGTGTACGTTTATGAGTCGAGTGACGGAATTGCAACGCATGTGTCCTCTGGTAAGTATGTATTCCTTGAGCCGCTGCCTGATCCAGTGCCATTCGACGATACAGACGCATGGTGGGCGCGGCATGCTGTGATTCGGAAACTAATCGCAAGCGCGGCCATTGTCCCGATAGGTCTGCCGCACGATGGCGAATCTCGCACAGGGCAGACGCACCATGAAGCAGCCAAATGGCTGGAATATCTGCGTAGGGTTGGCTACCGCGTGCCGCAGCACGCCATTGACGGATTACGGGAGGATGCAGAGTGAAGAAAGGTGAACCAAGGCACTCGAAAGCCGCGCCCTACGGGTCGGTAGCAGTGCTCGTGCGCGAGGCACTGGCGGCCGGCGCCACGACGCCTAAGCAGATCATCGCAATGAAGCCGACCGTTACCCGCGAACAGGCGCGGCGCGCGTGCCTGGACATGGCTGCCAGCGGGGTCGTTGAGCGCGACGACGACGGCCATTTTCACGCGACCGATTACATCCGGACCGAAGCCGAATTCAAGCGCCGGCAACGCGATGTGCGCAGCGGAAGCGCCCGGTGCCGCGATCATAAAGAGCCGGTCGTCGACGTTGCCAGGCTGGCGGCAGTGGATGCCGCCCTGCGGGCATGGACCACTATCTGGACGCCACCCGCCGAGAGCGCGCAGTGACCGATTTACGCAAGCTCGCCCGCGGCAAAGAGTGTCAGGTGCGCATTCCTGGCGTGTGCAATCACGACTCCGCGACTACGGTTTTGGCACATGTCCGTATGCCAGGCGTGTCAGGCGTCGGGCTGAAGCCGCCGGACCTGCTTGGCGCCTATTGTTGTGCCGCGTGTCACGACGCAATCGACGGTCGCGTCAAAACCGAAGAAAGCCCGGAGCGCCTTCGCCTTTACCATCTTGAAGGCATGGCGCGGACCATAGCCAAGCTGATAGCCGACGGAAAAATCAAATGACGTACCAAAACGCTCTTAGACTCGCAGACCAGACCATCCTGCAACTGCGCAGGAACCGCTACACGCGCGCCGTGTGGCTGGTGGGCGATAACATCACCCGAACGCCGAACACGGACGCTGACGTGGAATACATGGCGGAATCTGGCGCCGATCTGGTCGGCGTGTTCGGCCCGGACGCGCAGCGGCAGGACTTGGCCGAGGCGATTGTTGAGACTGCGGCTGGGGCGTGACCATGGCATTTATCTACGCCCCGCCGCCCACTTACGACGAAATCCTGCGTGATTTCACCCGCTGGGTTTCGCGGCTGTACGGCGTCCAGATCGTATATTCGACAGACGACGGGCGCGGTAATGTTTCGACCGTCAGCGTCGGCGCTGGGGAAGCCAGGCCAAAGTGCCCGAAGTGCGGCGGCCCCATGCGCAGCGGCGGCATCGCAATGGAATCGACCTACACCGGATCGCCGGACTTCATCGGCGGCGAGGTTGTCACGCTGTCCGCTGGCGGGCCGGGCCGGCTGGTGGAGTGCGGCAGGAAGTGTGCGGATTGTGGACATTCGGAGACGTGAAATGAGCGTGAAGAAAGGAGACGTTTACCATTCGCCGCATCCGCCACCAGATACCGGCGAGCCGAAGGGCGCCGCCACGGCAAAAGACTCCGGCGCCCAGCAAGAAGCCAGCGCATTCGAGCGCCAAGTCGGCGGCACACACTACAGCGACATGGCGATCCAGCCGGTCGAATTCATCCACCGCAACGGCATCGGCTTTTGCGAGGGTGCGGCGATTAAGTACCTGTCCCGGTGGCGCGGCAAGGGCGGCGTCGAAGACCTGAGAAAGGCCATTCACTTTATCGAAATGCTTATCGAACTGGAGACGAACGATGGCGTATGAACTGCGCGAAGGGCAAGGCCAATTGTGGAAAAACAAGCACAAGACCGCCGAAAACCACCCGAACGCCCGTGGCGATTTGATGCTCGACGGAGTGCTGTACGAGGT